CCTTTGTAACTCATATAAATACTCTTATAGTTTATAAATAGTATAGTTATTTATATAGGAACAAAGATGAGTACAATAGGATCAAAAGCCGCTGAAGTTTTAAATAATTTAGATGTAGCAAAAACTGCTAAACCTAAAGGAGAGGGAAGCACAATTTTACGTTACCCTCTTGATCTAGATCAACACGCTTTAAATTATATACGATTTGAAATAGTAGATAGGGCAACGCAATTAGATCAAAAATCAATATACTTATATACTCCTCCTGGATTTTCTGTACCTGATGGTGCAACATATAATCAGGCTGATCTAGGTATAGTAGGTGGAGCGACCGAAGCTGCGGCCGAAACTGCTTCTGGAGAAAGAGATATTGGAAGCGCACAAAACGCTAAAGACTTAGCAGGAGCTGTAATTCAAAAAGCTATTTCAAAAGGTGGTACTATAGGACAAGCAGCTTTAATTCAAGGTGGCCAAGCAGCTAACCCATATACTAACGTAGCTTTTCAAGGTACAGTTTTAAGATCATTTAACTTTCCATTTAAATTAGTTGCTGAATCAGAAGATGAAGCGGAACAAGTAAGGTTAATTGAAAATACATTTAGAAAATTTTTATATCCTGATGTTGGTGATACAGAATTTCTTTTAAAATATCCACCTCTATTTAAAATAGAATTTGTAACAAAAGTTGGCGATGAAATGCTAAGAAATAAATTCATGCCATTTATTAACTATTGTTACTTACTAAATATGACTACTACATTTAATGAAGGCACTAATATATTTCATACTAGTGGCCAACCTACAGAAGTAACTTTATCACTTACATTCCAGGAATCAAAAGCTATGATAAGAAAAGATCTATACTCTGATCCGGATAACTTTAATACTGCAGACTATCATGGTCAATATGATTCACCGGTAAATATACCACCGGTACAGGACGGTGAATAATGGCGTACTTTAATCAATTTCCAAAAGTTAATTATGATTATAATCGTGATGGTGTTATCCAAAAATCCATTGATATTTTTAGACAGGTAAGACCATTACAAAATTTTGTTGATAATATATCAGCATATAAATTGTATGATATACCTAATGGCCAAAGACCAGATGTAACATCGTTAAATTTATATGGTACAACAGATTTTTATTGGACCTTTTTTGTAGTAAACGAATTTTTACATGATGGCATGACTGCATGGCCAATGTCACCAGAAAATTTATTTGATTATATAAAAGATGAGTATCGTGGTATTGCAATAGAAACTAGACCTAATATACAAAGGAATACTGATGGTGGTATTACAGATTTTCGTGACTCATTGGCTGGTAGATTTAATGTTGGTGAAAAAGTATTTGGTGGAACATCAGGTGCTTCGGGTACATTAGTTAAAAAAGACATTTATTTAAATCAATTAATAGTACAAGATATTGTAAATGGTGTTCAAGGACAAAATCCACAAGAAGTTGCAATAATAAAAACTGCCGCTGAATCCACTTTCGACGGTTCTGCTACATTCATACCTTTACGATCAAGTGATCCGGATATAGTTGCAAATCAAGTATTAGTTCGTGCAGTTGATAGTGCAGATAAATCAATTATCACAAATACATTTTCAACAGGTGGTGTAACATATTCAGATTCGCAAATAGTAAATGATCTTACTGGTAAAACATTAAAAATAATGGGTAATCATCCAATACCAAATGGCCAAGAACTTAGATTTTATCAAATTAATAATGGTATAACAGGTGGTCCATTTATTGGAGATGGTATTGGTAATAATAGAGAAGCTATAACTGGTGTAACATCAACTGACTCAGTAACATCTTGGAAGGTATATCAATATAGTGAAGCACCACATCATTGGTTTGTTGATGGTGATAAACAAGAAATACAAGTATCTAATGCAAACTTTTTTTCAGTAACAGATGATGCTGCTACAAATGAAATTATACAAGTAGGTTCGGTGGCATCACCATCCTTTACTAGTAATAGAAATTATCTCTTTGACTTAAATGAAGAAAGATCTAAAATTAGAATTGTAGATCCTTCTTATATACATAGATTTGCACGTGAATTTGAGACAGTATTAAATGGCTAACGCAGGACAAACTCACGGTAAAACTTCAGGCACAAAAGTTGCCACTACTCAATCATATGTTAGAGACTTTATTAAATTGTTTCCTAATAGTAGTAATGGTGAATTTACTGATATAAAAAATCTAATTAATAGAATTATATTCAAAGAAAATATAAGGCAAGGATCAGTTATATGTGAAATAGATATATTAGATGGTTTAAATATGCTTGAAACATTTAAATTATCGGGAGGTGAAAGAGTAGAAATACAAATAAGTCAAGATTCTCCATTAGAAAAACATACATTAAGAAGAACCTTTTTTGTATCTGATATTATAAATCATGTAAAACCAAGACCAGGATTTCAAACATATCAATTAATATGTATATCAGAATATGCATATTTGAATAACTTAATAAGATTAGATAGAGACTTTCAAGGATCACCTGGTAAATTAATTAAAAACATTTTATCAAGAGATTTACAAGTTGATGACAATGATATAAATGTAGTAAATACATCTAGCGGTAGCATAATGCAAGGTATATATCCTAGACTTAAACCTTTAGATGCTATCAATTGGTTGAATCGTAATTCATTTGATGAAAACACTCCTTTTTATTTTTATGATACATTACATAAAGGTATAACATTTAATTCATTAAAAGAAATGATTGCTGAAGAAAGCGATATTGAATACATACACAAACCATTCTTTAAAATTTTTAAAAATGAAGAAGAAGAATTTAAAGATTCAAGAAAAAGAATTAGAAAGTTATCCTCTAATCTTGGTATGTCTAAATTTAATCAGGCTGGAAAAGGCAGCTATAGCTCATCATTAACATCTATAGATATAGCAACTAAAGAAGTTGTTGAAGATTTTGAATATAGATACAATGATGACTTTGCAATTAAAGATCATAAAATAGAAAATGTTACAAGAAAAGCTAATAAGCCTTTTTCTACTGAAACAAAATTTTTAGATAAAGAATTAAATAATTTTCCTCAGGCCAGAAGATATAATATATCACTTAATTCATTAGCATTTGATAAGAAAAATTATCACGATCATGTGCCAACGTTTATACAAAAATCAGAAGCTATAAAAAATGGATTTGATTACATGTCAATGGAGTTACTATTAAATGGTGACTTTAGATTACATTGTGGTAAAATGGCAAGTGTAATTATACCTAAGTCAACATCAAAGGGATTAACTAAATCATCAAAAGAAGTTGATGAAGTATTAAGTGGTAGTTACATGGTAACAAATATAATACATGAATTTAATTTAGATGAATACATAATGAATGTAGTAATGAAAAAGGATTCAACCTTAATGAATCTTGAGGGAGCCATTGATTTTAATATAGGTGTAACGGATAAAGTATAATGAGAGAAGATGATTTTATAGCACAAAAGTTTCATTGGTTTACTGGAACGGTAAAGGATATAAAGGATCCATTAAAGCTTAATAGAGTTAAAGTAAGAGCTTATGGATATCATAAAAAAGATATTGAAACTTCTAAGCTTCCATGGGCTACTGTTATGATGCCAACTACTACAGCATCATATAAAGGAGTGGGTGGCAATCACCATTTAGAAGTTGGTTCCTGGGTTATAGGATTCTTTAGAGATGGCCTATCTGCACAAGATCCTATAGTTATGGGATCAATTGCTACACAGGAAGATGGTGTACTTGATATACCTACTGAAGCACAAAAAGAAAATCCTACAAACAAAGTATATAAATCACAGGCAGGACATTTAATTGAAATTGATAATACTGAAGGTGCAGAAACATTACGTGTTACACATGCAAAAGGTGCTGTAATTACTATTGATAAGGATAACAATTTATCTATAACTAATTCTGGTACAACAAATATAAACTCTGCTGGTCCTATTACAATAGCATCAGCCGTTAAAACCACTATAGTCTAATGTCTTTACCCGCTTTAGAAATACCGCCATTAGATTGTCCAGCAGTATTGTTACCCACGCCTGCTAATTTAAATAATATGTTTGGTAACCTTGCAGCATTTCCTGGTAAATTAACAACACTAGCAAAAACAACAGCAAAGGAAGAAGCTGAGCAGTATATAAAACAAGCAGAAGATTTACAAAATACATTAGACGGAATAAGAACATCCTTTTCAGCATACGATCCAAAGTTTAAAAAAATAAGTATCCCAGAGAAAGAATGGGAAATAATGATACAAAGATTAATTGAAGAATATCCTACTTATATACAAGCACAAATATTAGACCTATGTAAAAATGCTTTTCCCATTCCTTTAACATTTACATTACTTGGTTTAGAAATTGATGTTATTAAAATAGTAACGGATAGAAATTATTTAACTGAATTATTAGAAGGAATTGATGGTGATAAAATAGATGAACTATATGCATTGATACCTTCTGAATATAAGTACTTTCAAGGAGATTATGGTCTAGAAGTACGTGAATTAAAGAAAAAACAAATAGTAGATTTTATTAATAATGAAGTAGCTAAGTTTATGAATGGCGGTTTATTTGATACATTTACTGGATTTATTACCGATGTATTTAAAGCTATATGGGAACCATTAGGATTGCCCGATTTACCTACTCCATTGGATATTGATGTTAAAGCTTTAATAGATAATGCCATTGAAAATGCAAAAGACGATGCTGCTAAACTGACAGCTTTGAAAAACATTAAAATAGGTCCTTTTAAAGTTGAAGCTTTATTGGGTGGAGATTTTCCTAATAATTTTGAATCATTAGAATTTGAAATAGCTCGTATAAGTGCCAAGCTAAAAGAGTTTAAAGAAGGATATCAATTATTTCTATTAAGGGAGTGGATGGGAAAGGTTACATCTTTCTTTAGTGCTATTGGACTAAGTAAATTAACTCAATTTGCTACATTAGACTTTTGTGCATTTTGTGGTTTAGTTGGTATACCTAAAGGAGCTGATATAGATTTAAGTTCATTTACAAATATATCTCAAGTAACACCAATTAATCCTTTAGGTGCTAATGAAGATGGAACACCAAAAACATTACAATCAATTATAGAGCAAGAACAAGAAGAAACAGGCGAATAAAAAGGTATAAATAGTTATATGGCATATTATTCAGGAGACATATCAAATACAACTGCAACATCTGGGAATAATAAATCTCAGGTTGGTATTGTATCAAGGAAAAAAGCTCATAGTGATTTAAACTTAAAGCTTACATTACATCCTATACGTAAAGATATCATACCATTAAAAGATGATGCAGCTATTAAAAATGCAGTTAAAAATTTATTATTAACAAACTTTTTTGAAAGGCCGTTTCAACCAGCAAAGGGAGCCAATTTAAGAGGTCTGCTTTTTGAACCAGCAGATGCTATAACTAAATATGAATTATCTTCTGGTATTAGAAGATGTTTAGAGATATTTGAACCTAGAATTAAAGTATTAGCTATTAATGTTAAAGATGAGTCAGAAAGAAACTCATATAGAATAAATGTAATATTTCAAATCATAGAATTTGATAGTAATCAAGAAGTAGAAATCGTACTAGAAAGATTAAGGTAACCTTATGGCAACAAATTTAAATGTAACAGAATTAGATTTTGAAGATATAAAAAGTAATCTGAAAAATTTTCTTAAGAAACAAACCGTATTTAATGACTATGATTTTGATGGAGCTGGTCTTAATGTATTGCTTGATGTATTAGCTTATAATACACATTACAATGCTATGGCTGCTCATCTAGCTTTAAACGAAGCTTTCTTAGACTCAGCTCAAATAAGAGGTAATGCAGTTTCAAGAG